ACCCGGCGAAGTTTGGCATGGTGGACTTGGTGACGCTCCGGAACGCGTTCGAGGCGCGCGGCAGCCTGGAGTCGGTCGGCGGCGTTGAATACCTCGTCGCGCTGGTCCAGGGCGTTCCCACGGCCGCCAATGTTGAGTTCTACGCCAAGGTCGTCAAGGATAAGGCCCGGCTTCGCGGGGCAATCATGGCATCCACTCAGGCCACACAAGACGCCTTTGGCGGCAACGATGACGTTGATGAAATTATCGATGCCGCGAAACGCGCCTTTGACGACGCCACGCGGGCGCCACACGGGAGAAAGGCCAGGTCCGCCGCCGATGAGGTTGACGACGACATCGCCAGCGCCATCGAGGGCCGGCGGAACTCGGTGGAGTGGCCATGGTCGAAGATCACATCGTGGGCGAACCCATGCGCCCCCGGAAACGTCGCGGTGCTGTGCGGCGATCCTGGCAGCGGCAAGAGCCTGCTGTTCCAGGAGGCAATGCTTCGCTGGCATCAGGCGGGGATTCGTGTTGCCATGCTGCATCTTGAAAAGGGGCGGAAGTTTCACATGATTCGGGCGCTCGCCCAACTTGCTCAATGCTCCGACATGACGAGCGACTATTGGCAGAACGCGAACCCCGGTCGGGCCAAGTTGATTGCCGATGAGCACCGCGAAGAGCTGCACGCCTTCGGCGATAATGTTTGGGACGATCCCGACGGAAGCATCACGCTTGATAAGATTCGGGCGTGGATAGACGCCCGCGCCCAGGATGGGGCAAGGATTATCGGGGTGGACCCGATTACCGCCGCCGGCCAGGGCGACAGGTCATGGGACGCGGACAGGCGATTCGTCATTGCCTGCCAGACCATCGCGGGCAGGACGGGCTCGTCGATCGTGCTGACAACGCACCCCCGAGGTGAAAAGGGCGCGCCGTCGCTGGACTCGATGGCGGGCGGGCGGGCCTTTGGGCGAATGTCCGATGTCGTGCTGTGGCTCAAGGCATACAACCCGCCAGAACTCGCCACGATCATGCACGGCCTTGGCGACATGCAGCAGGAAATCAACCGGAGCGTCTCGTTTTTCAAGACCCGCAACGGGGCGGGCCAGGGCATCAATGTCGCCCTGGACTTCAATCCTGACACGCTGCTGTTTTCCGAGGTAGGCAGAATCCGCAAGCCCGAGAAAAAGGGAAGGCCCCAATGAGCCAGGAAATCACCATCGAACTGCCTTGGCCCCCATCGGCCAATATGTACACCCGGCACGTGCAGATACCCATCGGCCCGGCGTGCCCCTACTGCAAGCGTCATGATATGGCCGTGCGGGCCTTGCTCTCGCGCGAGGGCCGCCAGTACCTCAAGGATGTGGACCGCGTGCTTCGCGGCCTCGGGCATCGGCCCATGTTCGGGCCGCTGAAGCTGCACATAACTCTTTGCCCGCCAGACCGGCGCATTATCGACGTGGACAACAGGCAGAAGCCCATCCTCGATGCTTTGAAGCGCCGGCCCAAGGATGAAGATCAGGCGGCGTGGTTATTCGCCACGGACGACAGCCAGGTCATCGACCTGCATACGGTCAAGGCTGGAAGATTCCCCGGCGGAAAGTGTATAGTGATCATCACGCCCATAGGCGAGCCGCAACAAACCCTCAACTTCGCCGTGGACGGCGAAGAGAGAGATTGACACATTGACCAAACGGGGACGAAAGCCGAAACGCCGCACAAGGGCCGAGGCCGCCCTCTTGGCCGCGAGTAAGCGGAAATACGACCGGGAGCGTATACAGGGCAAGACGTTCCTTTCTCAAGACATCGGCCGCGTCCCACCCACCAAGAACCGTAACCGCCGCAAGAAGTCCACGGCGTCTTTCCGCTACTTCTGCGAAGCATACCTGGCTCAAATCTTTTATCTGGCATGGTCGAAGGACCTCCTGCGGGTTATCGACAAAATAGAGCGGGTGGTCATCAGGCACCAGTCGTTTGCCGTGGCCATGCCGCGCGGCAGCGGCAAAACCATGCTGTGCCGCGCCGCGGCCCTGTGGGCGATTCTGACGGGCCGGCATAAGTACGTCGCGGTAATCGGCGCCGTGGCCGCCCAAAGCAAGGATACGGTGACGTGGTTCAAGAAGCAGCTTTCGCAGAACGAACTCCTACTCGCCGACTTCCCGGAAGTCTGCTATCCGATCCATGCCATGGACAACGAGGGGCGGCGGTGTCCCGGCCAGCGGGTCCTCGGCAAGAAGACGAACATCAAATGGGGCATCGACCGGCTGATTATGCCCACCATTGCCAAGAGCAAATCATCCGGCGCGATCATAGCCACCGCCAGCCTCGACGGTCATATTCGCGGCCTGACATATCCCATGCCCGATGGCAGCCAGGCCCGCCCAACGCTGGCGCTCGTTGACGACCCGCAGACCGACGAAAGTTCAAGATCGCAAGGCCCCCGCGGTCAGACCACAATCCGGCTCAAAACGATCAACGAGACTATACGCGGCCTTGCCGGCCCGAGCCACAAGTTGGGCATCCTCGTGCCTTGCACTGTGATATGTGCTGGCGACCTGTCCGACCGGCTCCTGAACCACCGGGAGTTCCCGGCGTTCCGCGGAGAGCGCACCAAGCGGCTTTATGCATGGCCCCGCAACAAAGGGCTATGGGAGGAATACCACGAAGCCTACGACCGCTGCCTGCTTTCCGACGACGGCATGAAGGAGTGCCATGCCATCTACCGCAAGGCCAGGGCGACATGCAAGCAGTCTTTGGAGGAGCCTCGCCCGTGCGAGACCTGCCCCCGCGTCGAGGTCTGCATGGACGCCGGGGCCGTCGTTGACTGGGCGGCCCGACTCGACGACCCCGACAACCTGTCAGCGATTCAGGCGACGATGCACCAGTTCTTCGATTACAAGGCCGAGGGCTTCGCTTCCGAGTTCCAGAACGAGCCGCTGTCGATGGAAACGGCGGACAAGATTCTCACCGCCGCGGCTTGCGCGGCCAAAGTCAACAATCGGGCGGCCAATGAGGTGCCCATCGAATGCACGGAGGTCACGGTCGGCATTGACGTCCAGCAGTCGAGCCTCTGGTACGTTGTCATGGGCTGGCGGCAGAACTTCACCGGCTACGTGCTTGACTACGGGGTATGGCCCAGGCAGAACCGCCGCGTCTTCAGCCTGGCCGACGTGGTGGACTCGCCAAACAACCTGGCCGCGAAGTATCCGAAGTGCGGAATCGAAGGCGCAATTCAGGCCGGGCTGGAGGAGCTGGTGCCCCTGCTCCTGAACCGGGATTACGCCAGGGCTGGCGGGGCGGGCCTGATGCGAGTCGGGCGGCTGACCATCGACCTCGGCGGCAGATGGGCCTCGGCGGTCGCGGCGGTCAAGCGCAAGGTCGGCGGCGCCGCCACGACGCTTTGCAAGGGCGTCGGCATCAAGGCTGGCACCAAGCCGATGAGCAGTTACAAGCGAAAGCCCGGCGAGAAGCACGGCGAGCACTGGTACATGCCTCAGACCAAGGGCACGCGGGAGTTCCCCTACGTCGCCATCGACACGAACTACTGGAAGAGTTTCATTCACGCGGCCCTGCTTACCCCCGCCGGGGACCCCGGCGCGATGACCATCTACGGCCAGCCGGCGGACCATGCCCTTTTCGCTTCGCATATCACCGCCGAGACGTTCGTGACAACCCACGGTCACGGCCGCGACGTGCAGGAATGGACGCTGCGCCCCCAGCGGCCCGACAACCACTGGCTCGACGCAAGCGTGTACGCGGCGGTCGCGGCGTCCATGCAGGGAATCAAGCAGCCGAACCGGGAAGACCCGGCGGAGCGCCGGGCGTCGAGCCTGCCGCCCCCGATGAGCCTGGCCGAACTTGCCAAGGGAGCGCGAAGATGACCACCCCCGCCGAACTGCCAGAACCCAAAAGCCTCGCCGAATTGGCCCAGGACGCCCGCAAGGAGACCGGGCTGGGCCTGGCCTGCCCAAAGTGCGGCTGTATCCAGTTCGCCGACGGCAAGAACGTCCGCAACACCGTCCGCGTCGACGGTGCTGTCCGCCGATACCGCGTCTGCCGAAACTGCGGGCGAACATGGACGACGACCGAGCGTTGATTTTCGGCAACATGCCGCGTTGCGAAAAGTAAACACGCAGGATGCCCCAGGATCGCATTTCGCCAGCCGACCCCACCAAGATGCTTCTCGGCCAAGACAATCGCCCTCCGATAAGCCAGGCAACGCCTTGGCCCCCTGTAGCCGCCTTGGATTATCACCCGTAGCACAATCTGCCGCCTGCTGGGGGATTTCTCTTGCCAACTTGCCGCCGTTGCCCGAATAGTCTTGGCATGACCGACGCCGCCGACATCAACGAGTCAATCGCAAGCTCGGCAACCGGACCCAAGCGTGTCCAAGTTACGGGCATGGGGGAATCCGAAGAGCACAACCTCAAAGACCAGATCGAGGCCGCCAAGTACACCGCCAACGCCAGGACGGCCAATGGTGCCAACGGATTCGGCCTGCGGTTCGTCAAGCTCAATCCCCCAGGAACGCAATGAGCAAGCCCAAAGCCAAAGCAAGGAAGCTGTCGGCGAAGAAGGCCCCCGAGGCCAGGCATGGCGCTGCCGGCATCAAGTCCGCCGTGGCCAAGCTCAATCGCGTGACGGCCCGGAAGCGGTCCAACGCCTGGCGCAAGTGGGATGACCAGCAGGAGGGGGAGCTTTCCTCCGCCATGGCCGCCCTTGCCGGCTGTGGATACTCGCCTGCAAGTAGCACGACTCGCCGCCCCGGCCGCCAGCCTCTTGCCGCCAGCTACGACGCCGCTGCCCTCAGTGACGGCAATATGCGGCACTGGGCCAACGCCGACAGCCTTGGCGCCATGGCCGCCAACTCCGCGAGCATTCGCGCCACCCTCCGCCGCCGAGCCCGCTATGAAGTCGCCAACAACTGCACCGCCCGCGGCATCCTGATGACCAAGGCGTATGACCTCGTGGGCCGGTGCCCGCGAATCCAGTTTGAGACGGACAGCAGCGAGGCAAACTCCCTGCTGGAAGACGCCTTTACCAAGTGGGCGGCAGCCGTCAAACTCGGCCCCAAGCTCCGCACGGCCGTCACAGCCAAGACCCAGGACGGCGAAATCTTCGCCCTCTACACAACCAACAAGCGGCTTCGCCATCCCATCAAGCTCGATTTGCGACTTGTCGAGGCCGATCAGATCGCCGACCCCGTAATGACGCCGCCGACGGCAAATAAGGTTGACGGCATCGTGTTCGACGACGAGGGAAACCCCGTCGAATACCATATGCTCAAGGTCCACCCCGGCGAGCCGAACCTGATCCCCAGAGCCGACGACATTCAAGTGATTCCGGCCGACCAAATGGTCCACTGGTTCCGCGCCGACAGGCCCGGCCAGGTCCGCGGCGTGCCCGAAATTACCCCCGCCCTGCCACTGATGGCCCAGGGGCGCCGGTTTATTCTGGCTACGCTTGACGCGGCCGAGGCCGCCGCGGACTTCGCCGTGCTGCTGTATACGGAAATGCCGCCCTACACGCTGGACGACGGCCAGTACGTCGCCACGCCCGTTGTCCCGATGACGAGCTTTGACATGGAGCGGCGGATGATGACTGCCGTGCCCGCCGGCTGGAAGGCCGCGCAGATGAAAGCGGAGCACCCGGCGACGACTTTCAAGATGTTCAAGGCCGAGATCGTCAACGACTTTGGCCGTTGCATGTGTATGCCCTACGGGGTCGCCGCCGGCAACTCCAGCGACTACAACTTCGCCTCGGGCCGGCTGGACCTCTTGCCCTACCGCAAGAGCCTGGAAATCGAAGAGGGCGAGTTGGAGGATGACCTCCTGGCCCGCCTGATGATCGCATGGCTCGACGAGGCCCTGAAGTATTACGGCATCCGCTACCCGATCATCGCCACGCTCGACCGGGAGCGGATTTCATGGCACTGGGTATGGGGAACCATCGGCTACGGCGTCAACCCCGTGGATGAGGCCAACGCCCGCCGCGTGGACCTGGAGTGCGGCCTGACTTCCCGCCAGACTGAGTACGAAAAAAAGAGCCTGGACTGGGAGGCCGAGGACGAACGCGCCGCGAAGAGCTTCGGCCTGACGGTCGAGGAATACCGGCGCAAGGTCGGCGAGAAGATTCTGGCCGGCAAGGCTCCCGCCCCCGTCAGCGACGCCAACGACCAGGATGAGCGGCAGCAGGACCTGCAAAAGCAAAAAAAGCAGGACGAAGAGCAAGCCGCCGAAACCAACCGGAGTAAGAAGGCATGAACCGCATACTCAGGGCTGAAGGCAAGTTCTCAGAGTTCCGCGCCAGCGACCCCGAAGCCTTCGGGGCTATCGAGGCCGCGGCGGCCCCGGCGGAGGGCGGCAAGCCAGCCCAGCCGACGATGAGCGGCGTGGCCTACTCTGGCGGACTCCTGAACGTCGATTGGGGCCTGCCTGTGCTCGTGGACCTGACCGCCTTGCGGGCCGCCGAGTCCATCGTGCTGCTGAGAGACCACGACCGCCGGCAACTTGTCGGGCAGGCAACAGCACAGATCAAGGCCAAGAGCGTCACGATTGCCGGGAACGTCACCGGCAACGTCGAAGACCCCCAGGATCCCGCCGGCTCAATCGTCATGCACGCCCGCGGCGGCTTCAAGTGGCCGCTGTCCGTCGGAATCTGGCCCGAGAAGGTGGAAGAAGTCGCCGCCGGGGCTAAAGTCTCTGTAAATGGTCGCAGTTTCACTGGCCCGTTGTACATCGTAAGGGCCGGCGTGCTGCGAGAAGTGAGTTTTGTAACCATCGGCGGCGACGAAAATGCGTCCGCCAAGGTCGCGGCAAGCGCCGCAGGAGAAACACCCATGGAACCGACGTTTGTCAAGTGGCTCGCCGCCCAAGGAAAGGACGCCAGTAGCCTGTCCGAGGCCGACAAGCTGCCCCTCCAGGCGGCCTATGACGCCCTGAAGGTTGCGGGCTTGCTGAAGGCATCGCACGACGCCTTCCTGAAGGCCGCCGCCCCGGCGCCCGCGCCCGCACCCAAGATCGAACAGCCCGGCGCCGACGATCCCGTCGCGGCTATCCGCGCATCGGCCTCCGCCGAGCACAAGCGGCAGGCGATGATCCTCAAGGCCACGGCCGGCAAGTGGCCGGAACTGGCCGCCAAGGCGACCGAGGAAGGCTGGGACGAGCCCCGGCTGGCCGCCGAGGTCAAGATCGTGGAGTTGCAGGCATCCCGGCCCAAGGCTCCGGGCATCATCACTCACGAGCAGCCCGCCCTTACGGCGGAGGTCTGCGAGGCGTCCCTGTGCGCCGTCGGGCGACTGCCCGACCGCGAGAAGCACTTCACGCCCGAAACCCTGGAGGCGTCCCACAAGCTCGGCCGGCTCGGCCTTCAGGAAATCATCATGCTCGTCGCCTCGATAGCCGGTTGGGCCGGCCGGCAGACGGCCTCAAACTTCCGGGCCAACCACAAGGCGATCCTGACCGCCGCCTTCGGGACTTCCTCCATCGATATCAGCGGCATCCTGTCCAACGTGGCCAACAAGTTCCTGCTCCAGTCCTTCAACACGGTCGAATCCGTGTGGCGGCGAATCTGCGCCATCAGGCCGGCCAGCGACTTCAAGACGATGACCCGCTACCGGATGACAATGGGCGGCAGCTACGCCAAGATTGGCCCCGACGGCGAGATCAAGCACGGGAATATCTCTGAAGAGAGCCGGACGAACAAGGTTGAAACCTATGGCGAAATGCTGGCCATTACCCGACAGGATCAGTACAACGACGACATGGGCGCCCTGACGCAGATACCCTCCCAACTTGGAGGCAATGCGGGCCGCGCCCTGAACACGGCTTTCTGGACGGAGTTCATGGACAACACGAGCTTCTTCCACAGCGACCACGCCAACGTCGTTGCCGGCAGCGGCGCCCCGTTCTACTTGCTGATCGACCCCGCCAAGGGCGGCGCCGACATGGCCGTGATGGAAGTCGCGTTCCTCGACGGCCGCGACGCGCCTGTGGTCGAGACGGCCCAGGCCGACTTCAACACACTCGGCATCCAGATGCGAAGCTACCATGATTGGGGCTGCGCCAAGGCTGAGTACCGCGGCGGCGTCAAGAGCATCAACACCCTGAGTCTAGCGACCCTGGAAGCCGCCGAGAAGATCGCCAACGATCAGACGATGGATGGGACGCACCCCCTGGCCATCGTGCCGAACATCCTGCTCGTTCCGACTTCGGCCAAGACCACGGCCATGCAGATTTACAAGGCCGACCAAATCCGCGACACGACCGCCAGCACGAAGATCGCCGTCGCCAACGTCTACCAGAGCATGTACGAGCCTCTCTGCTCGACGTACCTGGCCAACACGTAACCGAACCGAAACCACAAGGAACCAGAGAAACCTAAGCTCGCGCAGAACGCGGCATACAGGAGAAAAACCATGGAAGCGATTTTCGTACAAGACGGGCACTCGATAGACTACACGCCGGCGTCGGCGGTCGAGTCGGGCGATGTTGTGATGTTCGGCGATCAGCCAATGGTGGCCTCTCGGGCGATTGCGGCCAGCACCCTCGGCTCGCTCAGCGCACAGGGCGTATGGGATGTCCTCAAGGACACGTCCACGATCGTCCTGGGCGATTCGATTTACTGGCACACCACCGGCACGCCCGTCGGCGGCGCAGCCACCGGCGCGGCCAACAACGTCGCCGTCGGCGGATACTTGATGGGCCAGGCTGTCGCCGCGGCTGCAACCGGCGTGACCACCGTTCGGGTCAAGATGCTGGAGAACGTCAACATCCTCCGCGGCAGCTACCCCTCTGTTACCGAGGGCGACGTGCTCGAAGGCGGCGCCCCGCAAGGCACCCGCGAGGAATCGGCAACGCAGAACTATCCGCTCGGCACCAAGCGGAAGTATGCCGACGGCCGCGTTTTCCGGTACATCAAGGCGCGGACCGCCCTGGCCCCTGAGTTTGGCGCCGCCTATGCGGCCAAGACGATCACCCAGGCCGTGGCGCCCACCCAGGGCACGGGCATCGGCCTGGCCGGCGGGTACACCGTCAAGATCACTGTCGGGGCTACGGACGGGCTTGGCGGCGACGGCGTTATTGCCGCCGACGAGTTGGTTGGCGGGTACGTCGTCATCGGCAACGGCACGGGCGAGCACCCGCAGAACCGCCAGATCGTGTCCAACACTGCCGAGGCTGGCGGCGGAGGGACAATCACACTGACCCTCGACGAGCCGCTGGTCGAGAACGCCGTGGGCCTCGGCGTCGAGACGCTGATGAACCCGTGGATTCTGTCGGACATGTACGTCACGAACTCGGCCTACGTCACCGCCCGCGGAATGCCCGCTATGGAAGTGACGATCAACTACTTCGCCTGGGTTCAGACCGCCGGGCCGTGCTGGATCACCAGCAACGGCGCGACGTGCAACTCGGCCGGAGACCGGCAGATTTACTTCGCCGCCAACGGCTCATGCGTTTCCGGCGACGAGGTGACTGGCGACGTGAACGTCCAGCAACTCGCCGGGCACGCCATCGACATGAGCGGCAGCGGCTCCAGCAACGCCCCGTTCGTGAACCTGATGCTCGAAGTGTCCTAGCGCCATCCCTCAGCACTCTGCCCGGCCGGGGCGAAACACCCCCGGCCGGGCTTTCGGGGGATAGGAAACGAACGCTAACGTTTACGCGAAGGCGAGGCACATCATGGCAATCACGGAAGACCAGAAACGAACGACGGCCCGGATAGACCTCGGCGGCGACGCTTTGCAGGCATTGCAGGAC